AAGACATCGGTGTGCCGTCCGACATGTACAAGCAGATCATCGAGAAGCTGTACGACCCGGTCACGCTGGTCGGCCAGGTCAGCCGCGTCAGCGTTGACGGAGACAAGAAGATCCCGATCGGCGGGTCCCTTCCGGCGTCGAACTTCATCACCGAAGGCAGCTCGATTTCCGGCACCGACCCGACGTTCTCCACCCAGATCACGGTCGACCCCAAGAAGGTCGTGACGCGGAACGTGGTCAGCATCGAGGCCCTCGCCGATGCGGTCGGCAACCCCGACATGCAGGGGTACATCATGCGGCAGCAGGCCACGTCGATGAACATCCTGCTCGAGAAGGCGATGGTGCAGGGCGGCGTGACCGATGCGTGGACGAACGGCCTGATGATCGCCGCGCATACCGCCAGCCAGAAGGTCACCGGCGGCAACAAGTACGCCAACATCACGGGCGACAACCTCATCGACTGCGCCCACAAGGTGAAGCCGCAGTACCGCACCGGCAACTTCCGGTGGATCCTGGACGACGACGCGCTTAAGAGCATCCGCAAGGTCAAGATTTCCTCTGCCGGTACTGCCGGCGACAACGAGTACGTCTGGAAGGTCGGTGCCAATCAGGACCTCACCGGCGGCATCCCGGGCACCATCTACGGCATCCCCTACACGATCAGCCAGCAGGTCGACCAGTCTGCCATCGCCACGGGCAACAAGACCCGCGTCATGGTTGGCAACCTCGACTACGCCACGCTGTTCGAGCGTCAGGGCATGACCATGCTGGTCGACCCGTACTCGGGCTCCGCCAACCTGCAGGTGAACCTGTTCACCTACGCCCGCTACGACTTCCACGTGACCCTGCCTGAGGCGTTCGCGGGCATCACGTTCGTCCAGGCCGAGTGATTCGACTTCCTTTCTACCTCCCGGGGGCGGGGCTTCCCGCCTCGCCCCCGGTTTCCCATGCTGTGGATCCCGCTCGACAACCTCCGGCAGGCCCTGCGCGTCGAGATCCGTGACGACGACGCGGAGCTTGCGCGCCTCGTCAAGGCGGCCAAGGACTACATCGAGCACCGCACCGGGCTCACGCTCGGGACGGCGACGAAGCGGCAGTACCTCAACACGTTCAAAGACTGCCTGCTCGAGGGCGCCCCGAACGCCATCAACCCGGTCATCGTGTACGAGAAGAGCGGGGCACCGGCAGTCCTGCCCGGCACCGACTACAAGGTGCGGTACACCGACGGGCCGCTGTCGCTCCTCGTCTTCGACACCGACGAGTCGCCCGACTACGGCACCGTCGACATCACCTACACGTGCGGCTTCGGCAACGCCGTGCCGCACGACCTGATGCAAGCCGGCATCGCCCTGGTCGCCCACTGGTACACCAACGTGGAGGCGGCGGCCCCGGTCGACCTGCGGCCCGTGCCGTTCTCGGCCGAGGTCATCCTCCAGGCCCGCAGCGTGCGGAGTGCCCTCCGATGATCGCCTGCGGGCTCCTGAACACCGTGGTGGGCATCATGCAGCCCACCGACACCACCGACGCCCTCGGCCGTCCCAACCCGTCCTGGGCGACCAAGACGTACGTCCGGGCCGAGGTCCGCGACGTCGGGGCCGTGGAAGGCGAGTGGGGGGGCGGCCCGGCCGTCATCCGCACCTTTGACCTGGTCTGCCGCTGGCCGACCCTGCAGCGCTACGGCGTCACCGAGCGGTGGCGGGTGGCGTTCAACGGCCGGGTCTGCAGCATCGTGGCCATCCAGGACATGAAGAACAAGCACCGCACCGCCATCGTCCGGGTGGTGGAGGTGGTCGAGTGATCGAGAAAGCCGTGTACTCGATGCTCACGACCGGCACGCCCGGCACGGCCCTCAGCACCGCCGTCGGCGGGCGGATCGCCCTCGGCTCGAGGCTCCAGGCCGAGGGCCTCCCGTGCGTCTACTACGACGTCACCTCCGACGAGACGGCCGTCATCGGCGCCCGCAAGGCCATCGCCACGGTCGAGGTGCGGAGCATCTCGGACGAGCCGGGAGACGCCCTGACCAAGGCCGACCTGGTGCTCGCGGCGGTCGAGCGTACGGGCACCTTCGCCAGCGTCACAATCAACAGCGTGATCTACAAGGGCCGCACCCTCGACACCATGGCGGTGGGCGAGGGCGACGAGCACCGACCATCCATCGCAGTCTCCACCTTCGAGGTGCTCTATGGCTAACAGTTCACAGGTCGTGACCGTAACTTTCAACGCCACGGTCACCGTGTTCGTTACAAGCGCCAGCTGCACGCTGTCACGCACACCGATCGAAATCGCGGCGTTCGGAACGGACTTTGTCGCAAACGTTCCTGGCCAGGCTCGGGTAAGCGGAACGATTGAGGTGCTTTTCGACAAAAGCGACCACGCTACGCTTTCGGCGAACATCGGCGCTGCAGGTGCGGCTGCATCCATGGTGTTGCTCTGGAACACGGCCGAGAACTGGAGCGGCAGCGCCATCATCACCGAGTTCACCGTCAATGCATCCACCGAGGACATTGTCAGGGCCACCATCAACTTCGTGGGGACGGGCACGTGGACGGTCTGACGCAAGCCCTGAAGGGCCAGCCGAAGCCGATCCAGTTCGCGGGCGTTGCCTGCGAGCTGACCCGGCCGACTGTCCTGGACGCGGTGGTGCTGGCCGACTTCGTGGCCAAGAACCCGGGCGAGGACCTCAAGGCGTCCGCCTGGCTGCTCGCCCGCCACCTGCACCGGGACGGCAAACCGGTGTTCGCCACGCTCGAGGACGCGATGGCCTGCGACTGGAACGCGGTCAAACCCCTTCTGGAACAGGTGAACGCCCTGTACTCCGAAGGGGGAAACTGAGTCGGGACGCGAGACGGCTCCTAGCCGCGTCCTGCAATCGGATGGAGCTGACGACGCCGCTGGCGGTGGCCAACGGCATCAACGCCACGGATTGGGACGAGGCACGCAAATGGCTAGACCAACACAGGGCGTCAGCTTCACGATCAAGCCGACCGATACCGTGCTCCTCAACAAGGCGCTGAACGACGTCGATCGCAAGGTCCGGTGGGACACCATGAAGGTGTACCTGCGGGACTGGGCCAAGGCCACGCGGCGGACGATGAAGAAATTCGCCCCGAAGGCCAAGACCGAATACAACCGCTACCGCGAAGAGGGCATCAACACCCCGCGGAACGGCGCGAACACCGGGACCATCGTGGCGGTCGAGCCGGGCGGCATGCTTCGTCGCTCGATCACCTACCGAGTCAAGCGGTACAAGCGGGGCCGTGTGATCTGGGTCGGCGTCGGCGGCCAAATGCCGACCGGCAAGGCATTCTTCCCGGCGGGCTGGCGTGGGCGCTTTCCAGAAGTGGGGGCCTACAACAAGATCCACAAGCGAGTGCTGGGCCGCACCCGCTACCGCTCCAAGGCATGGGAAGCCGTGCGGATGTACGGCGAGGAACAGATCCGTGAGGCGGCCAAGGCGGCCATCCGTGCGGGAGGGTTCCGCACATGAGCCGCAAAGTAGGCCTGAACGTCGCCCTGAACCTCAGCACGCAGGGGTTCTCCAACAGCCTGAACAAGGCCAAGGGGGACATGAATAAGTTCTCGTCCGACATCAAGCGTCAGAACGAGGTGCTCGGCAAGCTCGGCATGGCCGGCTTGGGCCGGGGCTTCGGGATCGCCGGCGGTCTGGCCGAGGGCTTTGCCATGGGCGGCGTGGGCGGCGGGGTCGCGGCCGTCGCGGCGCCCATCGCCGCGCTCGCGGGCACCATCATGTTTGTCGAGAAGCTCAACGAGTTCCGGCGCGAGAGCGTCAGGGCCATCGAGCAGTTCAACAAGGACATGTCCGAAGGCAAGATCGGCAAGCTGATCACTGACACGCAGAGTGGGTTCGTGCTTGAGGCCAGCAGGCAGCAGGCCGTCGAGGGCCCGGGGGTCATGGCGACGTTCATGCAATCGCTCTCGACGACGGCGGGCGGGCAGAACTTGTTGCTCGGTGCAAAGGGTGCAGCGGCAGCCGTCGGGAACCTCCTCGGCCAGATCCTCGAAGATCCAACCAGACTTATGCCCATCAACGCAATGCGAGGCCAAGGGCTTGATCTTGGCCAGGCAAGCGCGGCTTTCGACCTTGGCATGGCCCAGAACACCGCACAGGCTCAGGTGTTCGACGCTCAGCTGCAGGAACTCAAGAACATCCGCGCCGCGATGGAGGGCAACTGATGGCGCTCGAATACTCCAACATTTCTTCCCAGTACGACGAGTCCAGCGGCCGCCTGGTCGAACGTTGGATGGTCTGGGACACGGCCGGAACTGCCAAGGACGGGCCAGAAATTGTCCTAAGCAACCTACGGGCGTTGACGGCGCCCGCGGCAATCACGACCAAGCTCTATCCGCGGAAGCCGTATCTCACGAGCTTTGCCACGACAAGCCTGCAAGCGACCCTGCGGCTCCGCGACATCAGCGTGAACATGATGAACGCGGGCGCCGGCTGGATGGCCGAACTTACCCTGACCTACGGCACGCGGTACACGCTCCGCAACGACGACGCTACCAAGGCCCGGCTGCCCGTCAACCGGAGCGTGCAGCCGAGCACCAGGTCGATGGCCTGCTACCGCGACATCAACGGGTCGGCCGCGTTCCCGACCGGCACCACGCTCGAGAGCACCGCGGACATCGGCGGCACCAAGCTGGACGAGGCAGGCAACCCGGTGATGATCCCCGTGCCGCAAGTCACGGTGTCGCTCGTCTCGGTCATTGACTCGTTCCAGACCGACCTGACCGCATACGACACCGCTTGGGCGACCCACGGCCTGACGGTCAACAACGCCGCGTTCATGGGCTTCTCGGCCTACTCCTGCCTCCTGACCGATGTCGGGTTCCAGCACCTCGACGACGAGTACTACACCGCCCGCATCACGTTCCTGCACGACACCTACCTGTTCTTCGAGCAGGTGGCCAAGCGGGACACGGACGGCCGCATCAAGACCGACACCACCAACGGCCAGGCGTCCGACGTCCGCTGGAAGCGGGCGAACGTCGACGCCACCAACTGGAACGCGAGCACACTGTTGCCGACGGGCACCTGGGCGTACAACCGGCTGCTCAAGGCGGAATTCGGGGTGACCCCGTGAGGGGAATCCGCACGGCGATGGTCGAGGGGGACCGCCTGGCGGCGTCGACGTTCGACCGCGCCAACGCGGGGTTCTCGACCGCCCGCGAGCTGGAGAACTACCGCACGAGCATCCCATTCATCCTGGCAAAAATCAACTCATACACAGTCGTCACCGCGGATCTCAAGTGGACATACAACTGGTCGGAGGTGCGTCTTACGGCTTCAACGACCAGCGTTTCCAATAAGACCGACGGCCTCGGCAACGCCCGTGCCGGGGTTGCCTACAACGTAAACGAGCTTTCAAACACGACGACCATGTGGGCTCCGCTCGGCGATCCGGTGAACATCCCTGGCGGATTCCTGCTCAAGCCTATTGCCGTGGGCACGCCTGTCTTGCTCTTCCCGATCCGCGACACCACCGGCAAGGTGTTCTGGGTCTTCGACAAGGTCAACGCCATTGACGGGGAATGCCCATGAGCCAGCAGTGGAACATACGCCTGAACTACAACCGGCCGCAGGTGCAGACCTTCGTCTATAAGGCCGGCTCGCCCGAGGCACCCGTCGACCTCACCAACTACACGGCCGAGATGCGGCTGACGAGCCTGGACGACACGGACGCGGCGATCACCCCGCTGACCACCTCGAACGGCGGGATCTCGCTCGGCACCACCAACGGGCTGGTGACGATCAACGTGCCGACGGCCATCAACAGCTTCCCGGAAAGCGGCTCGCACCGGTTCTTCCTGATCACGCCCACCGGCGGGAACGTCTTCGTGACCAGCGGCACCGTCATCGTTGAGGACAAGCCATGACCGTCAGCCCGAGCGGCAACTGCACCAGCATCACGGTGAACGACGACGGCTCGGCCGTGGTCGCCAGCTGCAACACCGTTCTGAACCAGACGGTGACCGGCGGCGGGGGTGGGATCAGCGACGGCGACAAAGGCGACATCACGGTGTCCGCGTCCGGTGCCACCTGGACGATCGACAGCGGGGCGGTGACCTACGCCAAGATCCAGCAGACAGCCGCCGCCCGCCGCCTGATCGGCCGCCCCGAAGCCACGGCCGGGACCGTCTCGGAAATCAGCCTGGGCACGGGCCTCAAGTTCAACGGCTCAAGCCTCGTCACGGACGGCGTCGTCAGTGACACCACCTCGATCGTTGCGGGAACCGGCCTCACCGGCGGCGGCACGCTGGCGTCTGCGGTGACGCTCACGGTGGATTTCGGCACGGCATCCGGCAAGGTCTGCCAGGGCAATGACGCCCGGCTTATCGACGCCCGCACGCCGACCACCCACAAGACGAGCCACGCGACCGGCGGGACCGACGCCCTCGCCCCGGCCGACATCGGGGCCGCAGCGGCCACCCACACCCACGGCGTCGGCGACCTCACCGCCGGCAGCGCCACGAGCGGACAGGTGCTGACCTACAACGGCTCGGCGTGGGCACCGGCCACGCCCGCGGGCGGAAGCGCGTTTGACCCGGCCACCAAGTCGGAGTCATTCTGCGATTTCATCGGTGATGTCACCTCGCCGTTCGCCACCAGCGGCGCCGGCAGCGGCTCCACAATCACCTACGGTGTGGCCGGAAACTCGGACCACCCCGGAGTGGCCGAGGTCGCCACGGGCACGGCGAACACGGGCCGGCGTTTCGTCGGCAGCTCGCAGGTGGATGAGCTGGTCTTCGGCACCAGGTCGCACACCTTCTCGACGGCCGTGACCGTGGCGACCCTGTCCGACGCGACCGACACCTACACGGTCTTCGCCGGGTTCATTGACGTGCTCACCGGAACCCCGACCAACGGGGCCTATTTCCGCTACTCGCACGGGATCAACGGCGGCGACTGGCAGTGCGTCACCGCCAACGCCAACACCGAGACCACCACCGACAGCAACGTGGCAGTGACCGCGTCGACCTGGAACCGCCTCGACATCGAGGTGAACGCCGCGGGCACCTCGGTGGTGTTCAAGGTCGACGGCAACACCGTTGCCACGCACACCACCAACATCCCGACGGCGGCCGTAGGCGTCGGCTGCAACATCCGAAAGTCCGTCGGCACGACCTCCCGGACCTTCCAGATGGACTACCTCTACCACAGCTCGGCGGTGACCCGATGACCTACGCCATCCTCGACGACAACCTCCGCTGCACCGCCCTCGTGGACCAGGAGCCCGCCGGCGGGCGGTACGTCCTGGTCCGACCGGGCACCGACGCGGGCGTCGGCCGGATCTACAACGGCTGGACCTTCGACGCACCCCGATGGACCTCCTACGAGTTCCTCGCCCGCTTCACCGCGGCGGAACGCGCCTCGATCCGCGTCGGCAGCGTCAGTGACGCCGCCCTAGCGGACTTCCTGATGTTCTCGCAGGCGGCCCAGGAGGTCGTATCAGACGACCCCGTTACCGCGGCGGGCATGGACTACCT